ATATATCCGGTGAGGTTTCCGATACCATGAATAGTATTTCGGTTAGTTTGTCGATCTCTTTAAATGCCGACTCCAACGATGCGTCCCACACTACATACTCAGGCTTTTGGGGCTTCTCACCACCTGTTGAGGGTGGCATTTCTACCATCTTGAGATACTCACGCCTTACCCTGCCGTGTTCGTCTAATATCCCTTCTGGCACGGCAAGGATTGGATCCGAGTGGTTGTCTAGGATGTTTTGAATTTTGGTGAACCTGTTGTCTAGTGCAAAAAATAGCGTTCCTAGGTCGTAGTAGTCACTATACCCAAAATATTTACGTCCTGTTTTCCAGTTAGGGACATGCTGTAGCATGTAGCGGTCAATCTTGGTTTCTTGCTCTTCTAGCAGGTCTTCATCTATGAGGGATAGCGGTACTTGGTATTTTAATACGCCGTTCTCAAGTAGCCATAGCTCGTTATAAATAACCCCGATCTCGTGTATTTCCTTGCGTAGATATTCCTTATCGCCGACCTTGATTTTAAATGCCAATTCCTGACGCTTTGGAATGTCCCGGACGTTGTTACCGTCAATCTGGGGGAAATACACATGGGGCATATTATCCTCAATAATTATCGTTTCCCTATCATCCGTCGGGCGTCTCTTGCCGATGCGTAGCTTATACAGTGCGTCCCCTAGTGATGAATTAGACAGTGCGCTTTCGTAGTTCTGGATATTTAGCTTGTTTTCGAAAATAAGCGCATCAATAAACTTCTGGTTTTGTTCGTTTTCCACCCTGATTATTGGCGCCTCAGAAAACAATAAATCAGCGCACACCTTAGAGATAAGCCCCGCAAAGTTGGCCACAATAAACCTAATCTTTGATAATTCTTCCATGTACCTAGTGCCTTTGGTTTTTGAAACAAAAGCCGCAAAGTGGTCACCCTCAAAAAGTTGTTCATAAAATTCATAACCCTCTAAACGTTGCCTTGCGTCTTCATAGGGGAATACTTGGCCTGCCGTGCTTTGGGAATAATTGTCTGTCATAATGCAAATACTACACATACAAGATAGTTTTGCCTATAGGCTACCACCCGCTAGGCTTGACCGTGTGCGCCTTGGCTATTGGTCGTCTGTAGTTCCTGATCTGTACCGCTATGCCCAAACTGAACAACGTATCATCATGCTTGCCGTCTGCATGCTCACGCTTGCCGTTGTCCTTACGCACAAACGTTCTCATTTCCTTGAGGGTAACGGGTGAATGTATTGTCATTAAGTCCTCATCGTGTAAGCGTATAAGGTCGTCAATCAATGGGTCGCGGGTTTTTGTATTGGTGTTAAAACCGATTTTACGAGTCTGTGATTGCGTCTTCTCGTCGTACTTCATCTCGAAATAGTAGTTGTCGTATATCTTGGACAAGAACATGATACATGTAAGCATGTTGTTTTCTACCCCAATAAATGCGTGATTATATACATTACCTATTTGTGCGGCTATTTCTGCCAACTCATCCGGTCGTACCTTGCCGTAGTATTGCGCCACCTGCTCTAGTGTCTCTTTATCCAATACATCAATAGGTGAGAAGTCCGCCCCCATACCATCAGACGGATCAACGCCTATTACGTATTCACGCCCTGCCTCTGGTAGCTTCCAGATCCACGTACCAAGTTTATGGATGGCTTTCTGTTCGTCTGTCTGCATCGCCTCAATGGGGAGTGGTGGTGTTGCGGTTTGTTCCTCTAGCTTAACAAGATTGAACACGTTACCCGCTCCGCTTTGGAACGCCTCGAGTTTGGTGGCTGGGTATTCCTGCTTGAACAACTGTTGATCTGATAATCCAACGCCTGCTTGATTTACTCGCAATTCCTTCATCTTCCATCGTCGCCACAACAGTTGACCGTCTGTGAGGTTGTATATGCCTTGTATGCGTTGCTCTTCCGCGCTCTTGTCCTCTAGCTCGCCTTGTAGTGTGTATTCGGGGTTTGTATACCACGGATAAAAATATGTTTTATAGTCCAGCTCTGTTAATTTGTCTTGATGCGCGTCTGCTTCCGTGTAAAAGTCGTAGAAGTCCTCATAGCCGTTTCCTGTTGTCTCTTCACTAATGCGCCCGCCGATTGGTACAGTCTGTTTTGATCCTGCAACAATCTCTTGCCTGTCTTTTATGTATGCGCTTTCTGTGATGTGTAAGTTCTGCAACGTTCCCGAACGAAAACCCATTGCAACCGCGATTGATGAGTCAAGTTGTAAGCCGTCAAAGCGGTGAGTAAATTGTAATGCATTTTTGGTATCTGTTTTAGTTTGGGGTTTTAACTCCTCGGGTAGATTGACGTAAGCACGTCTTACAATTTCAAATATCTTTAGCAAGGACTCCCGATCATGCGCCGTAATTCCGCATGAAGTACCAGGCGCCCAAAGTGCATCATCAAGTAACTCGATGCAATAAAGAGTGGTAAATCCAAACTGACGTGCCTTGAGAATTAGATTGCGCTTGTGATTGCCACGCTGCGCCATGTGCTTGAGCTGCATGATGTTGGGCTTGAAAGTAACAACTTGCCCAGACTTGGTTTTAATTTTGTAAAGATGGTTAATTCTCCACCACTTGCTTTGCAGCCTCTTGTCCAAGATTGCCATATTGGTTGTCTTCTAACTTGTCGAGTGTTTCCTTTAAGTTCCCAAGGTTTACGTTCTGTGTAGGTGTGAAGTGTCCACGTATCACTCTTTCAAGTAACCACTCATTACTTCTTACCTTCTTGGCCTTCTTCATTGCCCATTGGGCTTTAAGGTTTTCCACTTGCTCCGCAAAGTCCGTGTCTTCTAACTTCCAACGGCTAATAGTATCTTCGTTTCTACCAATAGATGCACCCGCTAATGCTTGCACTGGCAAGTCTTTGAAATACTCTAGGAATTTGATCTTGAGTGGTAACTTATCGTCCTGAATCATACCCTCAATTTATCACTATAGGGTAATTATTTCTAGGGTATATATGGGATATTTTGGGTGTTTTAGTGAATTATGCTCTTTTTTGAGGCTATATTACCTATTGACAATACCCCATATATGGGGTATACTGTATTTATAACAGTTAATCAACACGTACATTTAAATCAATATTTAACATCCGGCTAGGAAACCTACGCGCAACGTTCCCTGTGTAGATCAGGGCAAAAGCTTCTCAACTCAATCACTGTATTCAGCGAAACGCCCCTAACTGCAAACATAACTTAGCCTCTTGGCCTAGGCGGATGTTAGATATTGATTAGAGCTAAGACTTTTTGTATTTTTCCTTTAATTTATTCATCTCCTCCTCATCAACCACAAACATCCCACCGCCATCCCTGCCAACACTCCCTATCTTTTGCGCCTTGATTGTTTTATTTTGGCAATATTTACGGACTGTATCTTCGGATAGCCCAGTTGCTCTGGCTATGTCTTTTTTTGTGTATAGCTTGTCCATTTTAATTGTTCCTCATATTAACGCGATTAATGTGGTCAAGTGTTGAGTTGCCTGTCTCGAATTCTGCATAGTCTGCATGGCTCTTAGACATGCTACCCATTCTGTCTAATTCACTCTCGCTATATCGTGCATACAATCCCTGTCGTGTGTTCCAGCCGTTAGTCACGTAGTTATTCCAGATTGTTCGATCAATAATACCCTGTACATAGTCTTGGTATGCTTGAATAGCCTTCTTAGCTCGGTGTGGTGTGGTGTTGTGGCAGATAACATCTACTTGCTGAGTCTCTGGATTCCAGATATAAGCTGCCGTGGAGTTCCTGTGAAGATCACGATAGCCGTGTGTTTGCGGTGAAGACCTGCGATATACTCTACCTGATGCTAATATCTTAGCTGCATGTCTATACTGGTATATGTTGCCATATATCTGTTGTGCGATCTTATTTTCTAATTCGGTTAAATTCTTGGTGTTCATATTGATCCTCTTTCAATATGTAACTGTAATAACTATATATTACCCCATATATGGTATATTGTCAAGGGGGTAATTTTCAACAAAAAAGCCACCAGTTTTACCCAGTGGCTTAGTAGGCAGAAACTTACTCCATTCAGTTTCTATCAGGTACGGCTTTTCTATGCTCTATTTCCTCGAAAAGGGGTGGTGGCATTACATATTCAAGTTCTGCATAACCAGCGTTCCAGCTTTCATTCAATGTCTCTACTTCACTTGGTTTACACCTCCCACAAACACCCTCATCAGTCAGATGCTTCATGGTGTTACACATGGGGCATAGGTTGATTGTGTTATTCATTGGTTTTCTCCTGTTCTATGAGTGAATACAGCCTTTTTTTGAAATCTTCGTCGTAAATATCGTATTTTGTTCCCTTATCTAATACATGCTTGATTGCTATAAAACTCGTCTCGTCTGGTTCCCATTGTCCTTCTAAGCCAAAGCATGAGCAGTGCACGCCATCTACCTCATACAATTTTCCTTCTTGCTGATAAAAGACATACGCCCATCCATTATAGCCACCAGTTCCATAATAGGCACATAGAATGTTGATGCTGTCGTCTAGCTTCACATCAAATACTTTTTCTACATCAGCCCGATTTTTAAATTCTCCAAAGTATATTTTGTCCATAGTATTTTCCTGTTCTACTGTTTAATTTTGTATTACAGAATGTGGTTATTCTGATATACGCTATCCTCTCCTAGTAGTTGTAATAGACGTTGACGCTGCTCTGCCCTTAATTCGTTCCTTCCAAGACGATGTATTCTGTTTGCTTTCATATCGTAGCCAACTGGACTTAAATCCTTCAAAGTAACATCCTCCTCGCCGCCTATTACCTCTTCTACTACCCCCTTGATGAGTTGGAGGAGTGGCTCGACATGCTCGGTCTTGCTTACTTCCACATCGGGGAATAGGTCTAGTAGTTTTAGTGTTAGTTGTTCTCGTACATTGTTTGTATCCATATTCATAACCCTGCCTCCTCCTTCGGCTCCCATTTGGTTGGGGTTGGGGGTTTGATGGTGTAGCCCTCTTCTTTGAGTTGGTCAATAAGAGAAACAGCCGTGTTCGTTGTAAAGACACCCCCGCCGCCGTAAAAAACCGGAGGACAAGTAAACGAATAATACGTTTTGTAAGACAAAAACACTATGTCCTCAATCCTCCCCGACACTATTTTTTCGATTCCTTGGCTATCTATCACCATATCACCTTTTTGGATGTCATCTAGTGTGCGTTGTTTGTTTTCGTTCATACTTCACTCTCACTTTCTTCGTAAATATCTACTAGCGTGGCCAACTTGTGCCACTTGATGAGCTTATTTTGTTCTCGCTTGCACCATTGCTTGAATGCATTGCGCTTTAGCGGTGACCATGTTTTTAGCTCCTTAATGGCTTTATCTTCTCGGTGTGGCAGTTTGTACATTATAATCCCTCCTTTACCAGATCATCTATACTATGGGCTACTACCACCCTGATACCCCTCAACCTATAATCGTTGTGTGTCGTAAGCTGTACCGGTGATAATCTGCCTTTGCTCGACTTCACCTCTACAAAGAAGGGACAGGCAGGGTTTCCCTCCTTCATTTCTTGTCGTGGTAGGACTAGCAAGTCTGGCGTTCCCTCTGGTGCAAGTGTCATCCAGTTGCCTCTGATTGTCTGAACCTTGCCCGATTGGATACGTATTACCTTCATGCCCCGCCATTCAAGATAGTCCATTATTGCCTTCTGTACGGGTGTCTCATTAACGCCCATAACGATTCCTCCCGATTCTGTTGGCGTGTCGTGTTAGGTGCTTATCGTCACACTCCACACAACGCTTTTTTTTCTGGTTTCGTGGCACAAAGTATACGCCACAATCAATGCATTGCTTCATACCGTCCCCCTTCTCTTATGTGGTACTGTATCTTTTTGCGAATAGTCCTCTGTGAGCACACGGTAAGCAAACATCAGATCATCATGTGTTGCATACAATCCGTCGTTATGTCCGCCGTCTGGATATTGGACTCTCAAGTAATATGTAACAGGGATTTTTGCGTCTTTTGCTCGCTCAAGAATTCGATTAAAACGTCCGCGAATAGCGGTAGTGGTATCTGACATCAACTTTGACTTGTCGAACCGTTCTAAGCCCTTATACACGGCTTCTACGTCGTCGTTATAAACTTTTAGGCGAAATTTTAAGAATCGGCTAGCTCTGCTTCTGTCTACCTTTCCCATCATAGCTCCACCCCCAAAACTTTCTCAAGCTTCTTAATCTGCTCCACTGTTGGCTTCCTGTAGCCTTTTTCAATGTCTTTCACAGTTGACGCTCCCATACCGATTCCCTTGGCTACGTCTGTCTGTCGCATCCCTAAAGCCTTCCTAACTGCTCTCAATGTCTTGGTTATGTCTTTGGTTGCCTTTGGACTCTTGGAGGCTTTAGCGGGCTTTACAGAGCCTAGTTTTGCCGTCTGTTTGGTATGTTGTGAACCGTTTGTGTTGCTTTGTTTTTGTGCGTATTGTAGTAGTAACTCAAGCATACGAACAGCTGAGTCTAGTTCAGCTCTCGTTATGTTGAGCTCGCCATTTAGCTCCCCTAGCTGCTGGTTATGATAATGTAGCATTGTTACGATTTGCTCGTGTTGTGAGTTTTTGCCGAACATATAACCTCCTAGTGTAATGTAGTTTTTACGCCTCTGCGATCTAGTAGGCCTAGCGCAAGAGTTAATTTTGCAAATGTGAA